GACAACTACAATTAGTTTGTCCGCATACATAAGTTTTCTTTATAATATTATTATTATTAATCGGGGAAGGGGACCCGGACCTAGACTGAGATATACATTCAATATCTTGAGGAGATATACATTCATTATCTTGATTAGAGTTCATAATTAATATATTATTGTGTTATTAAATAATATATTCAATTTTTTTACTTATCAGCAAGTGTATAGACTTTAGTTTTTTTATTTATCCAGAACTATTAATCGTTATATCATTTATTCCTAATTCATTAAAATATTTTTCAACATTATCAATCTGGTCGCCTTGAAATTGTAATACATCATCTTTAATTGACCCATTACAACCGTTCTTCTTTTTAATATTTTTAAGGTGTTCTTTCAATAAAGCACTATCATAAGGAAGCCCAGATATAAATGTGTTCTTCTTTTTACCATTGGATTCTATCCATATGGTTACCTTGGTATTAAATACTATGGGAGTATCATTATTCTCTTCTTCAAAAGGATTCATATAATATTATATATTATTATAAAATAAATTAATTTTCATTTTTTTTTAGACCAACTTAAAAAACCTTTCTAGACCCTTTAGGGTCTGTAAGACTTTAGTCGTGGTTTTTAAGTTAGCAAATTCCCTTGAAGGGAATTTGACTAGTTAGAGTTTACAAAGTAAATTCTAATTTAGTCAATTTAAAACAAAGTTTTAAATTAGTAAAATAAAAATTTTTAATTTTTATTTTGTCTATTGAGTGAATTCGCACTTCTTACCCATAATCACTAGAAATGTCTTGTCCATATGAATCCGAATGTTCATCTCATACATCTTACCATAGTCCTTCTTCATTCGCTTTATGAACCAGGTATTGTTAAGAAAGTGCTTCTTAGAAAAGGTATACTTGTCATCAATCACAATTGCATCATCAGACACATTAATCCGCTTGATGCAATCCTCCCAATCAGACAGAGGCTTGACCTTTTCCTTCAAATCATTAGCCTCCTCTTCAATGGGCTTGCACATATCATAGAACTTCTCTTGAGCAGTGTGCAACGCAGCCTTGTGTTCAGCTCTCTGCTCAAAAGTAAAGGTGACATCGTGATGCTCCTTAGTCGCTGAAGCAACAGGAGCAATAGAAGCAACAGGAGCAATAGGAGTAGGCTCTTGAGTAATTGTAATTTCCTTCTTAAGAACTATCTTAGCCTTTTGAGTACTTGGAGTAAATGCATCATAGAGAACATCACAAGCTTGCATCACTAACTTACAAATTTCCTCCTTGTTTGATGACCGCTGATACTTTTCCTTCAACGTGCAGTTCTCAAGAATCATACCAGTAATCTTTGTTGGCTTGATGGTGTCCACCCACTTCTTACAGTTAATCAAAACAGGCTTGATTTTAGCCAAATGCTCAACAGTAATGTCATAGACAGTCTTGCTGATAATATCATCCTTCTCCTCTGGAGTCTTTCCACGAAGCTCAGGAGGAAATCCCATCTCGTACTCCACCAACTTGATACTATGCTTAATCAATCCATATTGAATCTTTAGATTCTCAAGGGTATTCTCCCAGTTATTAAAACGGGCAGTAGGCATAGTGAAAGCAGAAGTCTGAGTATTCATTATAGGAGGCGGCATTGTAGGTGCTTGAATTGTGGGTGGTGTCTGGCTTGGTTGCGAAGAGTCTATAGTTATTGCCTTGCTCTTTATAGGCTCTTGGCTAGGAACTACAGCATCTACAGTAGGCCGAGTACTATTTATATCAGTCACAAAATCAATTGTTGGTGAACTTGAAGTAATAGGAAAAGACATTTCAGCAGTTACTGGAGAATCAGTTTGAAGTACAGGAACATTAGGGGAAGAAGAACGAGAGTTGTTAATTAATTGTTGTGACCGGTTCTTACTCCACCCAGAACTCACCGTGGTCCAGTTGTTATTAGTATTAGTATCAATATTAGCGTTATTAAAAGACATACCTTAATAGTTAATGTAATAAATGAATTAAATTTTCAATTTTTTTAAGACCAACATAAAAACCTTAGGTTTTTATGTTAGCAAATTCCCTTAAAGGGAATTTGACTCGTTCGAAAAATCTTTGATTTTTCGAATTGAGTCAATTTAAAACAAAGTTTTAAATTAGTAAAATTAAAAACCTGGGGGTTTTAATTTTGTCTATAAAGAGATATAGGAATCACTGATAATAGGGATAAAAACGTAAGTCCTAAATTACTATATAGAGCACAGCTTACATCTCAATAATCTTCACTTCAGAATTAATAAATTCATACCCTTTACCTGTATTTATTTGAAAGAACCTATTTAACCATCCATAGTGACTTACTACTAATATAACATCATCATCACTATTAAATTCTCTTAAATCTTCGATAAATAATGTAATTCTATTATATATATCTTGCTCAGTTTCAACATATTGTGGATTATAATTAATAGCTACATTTGATAAATTAAACGTCTTGTCTATATTAATTATTAGTTTTTCCAAGTGCAATTTATCTTTCCTTATATTACATAAGTGTTTCCCTTGAGGTTCCATAAGCTTATCATCTAATACAACCATTTTATTTCTAACATAATAATTACTATTTTGATTTATAAAATGAATCATAGTTTCAATACACCTAAGTGAAGGTGAACAATACAATTTAGTAAAATTAACATTTTTAAAGCTTTTACCCATTTCAATCGTATGTTGAACTCCTTCAGATGTTAATTTTGCGTCTTTATATTCTTTCATATTATAAGCAACGTCACCAAATAATTTTAATCCTAAATTGTGATAAGCATATCCGTGTCTCATAAAGTATATTTTCATTAATTAATCTAATAAATTAAATAATATTTAGATTAATTTGTAAGTTTATATAATGTCAATAAAAAGTATAATTATGATTTTAATTTTAATAGCTATTGGTGTATATTTTTTAATGTTTTATAATAAAAAACAAAAAGTATATTTTTTCTTAAATAAGGATGATTCTAATTCTTTTAAAGCATTAAATAAAATATTAAAAAATTCAGAATATGAAGTTATTGTAGTAAATTATGATACAGATAATAGTAGTCTTTTAGAACTTAATAAAGTTACTAGTTCTTGTAGAGCAGTTGATAAAGTTTTGAATATTGAAAAAATGACTGATTTAACTCAAATATATTTTGATACTTGTTATAGAAATGCAAAATGTGTAAATCAACCAAGTAATAAATTTTATGAAATATATAATACTATTGGTGTTTTTGGATATCCTTTCAAATTTCAAGATAATGCATCTGAATTATTAGGTAATAAAACTAAAACAAATAATTTAATTGATACACGTAAAGATAAAACTTGTTCAAAGTCTTATAGCGTAGATACTGATTCTCCTCCTTGGCAAAGGAAAAGAAGTTTAGATTATTAAGAAATACAAATATGAAATTTTTTTATATTTATATTTAATGAATCAAACTGAAATAATTTTAATTATAGTTATTTTATTTTTACTTTTAATTATTTTAAATAATCATGTCAGAAGACATCATCGTACATATTGGGAATATTATTGGGTACCTTGGTTAAGTTGGTGGGGAATCTCTAGCTATGGTGGATACTACTATAATCATAGAAGACATCGCAGACGTCGTAGACATTCTCGTAAAAATTCTCGCAAATACTCACGTAAAAGTTCTCGCAAATACTCACGTAAAAGTTCTCGTAAATACTCTGGTAAACATGTTCGTAGTCAACAACCTGGTCAAATATATTTAGCTGGTCATGGTCAAGGTCGTATGGGTGGAGGATTTGTTGGTAAGAGTGGGAGAGGAGGTCAGAGGTGAATCTGGTGATTAAGTTAGTGATGGGTTGGTGATTTTGTTTATACACTCAAATTCGAAAAAATCTTAGATTTTTTCGAACGAGTGTTAAAAATTGAATAAAATCTTCATAAAAACTAATAATTATATTGTATGAATTTTGAACAAATGCTAGATGATGTATATTCTGAATTAGGTGAGACCCAAAAAAATAAGATTGTTCTTCCTACCGTAACTATTCTAAAAGATACAACAAAAATTACTTGGACAAATATAAATGAATTTATAAAATTATTAAAGTGTCCCCCTGATCATTTAATGGATTATGTTAAAAAAAATTTACACGATGATATGAATTACGACGAGAAAGGATTAATTATAAGAAATAATAGAAGAAAACAAGATGAACTTTCTAATATTATTAGAAAGTATACTGAAGAGTTTGGTATCTGTAAACAATGTAAAACACCAAAAACAATAATTTATAAAGATAATACCATCAGAGAATGGAAAGTTAAATGTGAGTCTTGTAAGTCTGAGTATACGGTATAACTAATTAATTTATTTTTTACTGACTTTCTTTGCTCCTTCTACTGCTAACTTATCAGCCATATAATTACCATACCATAATTTCCATTCATCAGAAGTTTTATCTTCTGGTTCCTTTTCGTGTGCACTGACGTGTCTATAAATTATTCCTAAATTTCTAGAGTAAAAATATAATTTTTTTATTAAATCTAAATTTGATATTTTACCAGTGTCTCTTTTCCATCCATTCTTCTCCCAACCAGTAGCCCAATTTGCAATAGTATTTACAATATACATTGAATCAGTGTAAATAACAATTTGTTTTCCCATAATTTTCTCAGTAGAAATAAGTTTTTCTATACCTCTAATACAAGCCATTAATTCACATACTTGATTAGTAACTTTTTGAAATTCAGTTTCAACCATTCCAAATGAAATATTTCTAGGATCATCATTTCCAAAAAATACTCCCACGCCACCATTTCTATGTCCTTTATTGTGATTGTTTGGAGTAGCTCCATCCGTAAAAAAGATAGTTTCTTTCATTATATTACTTTATAATTTAGTTAGTCTTTTAATAAATTCTTCTTCATTTTTTATTAATTTTCTTTGTTTATTACCAAATTTAATAGCATAATAATTAGTCCAATCATTATTATTAATAAAATTATCTATAATATCTTGATTATTCCAAGAAACTAAATTATGTAATTTAAAAAAACTATCATCTGCTATTTTTTTATTTATATTATATTTATTTCCAATTTTTAATAAATAATGAATAATTGCGTGTTGCATTAAGTATGTATAATTTTCATCATCAATTTTAAGTGTATTTTTAAAATTAATACCACTTGGTTTTAACACATATCTTTTATAAATTACAAAATTCATTGTTCTTCCTCTTTCAAATTGGTTATATAAATCAATTATAAATTTACTATTTTTGGGCGCCATAAAAAACCAATTTTCCAAGTAAGGTTCAGATTCAACAACAGTTCTTGCTTTAAATTCATAAATACAAATATCATATTTATTTTCAATCATTTCCTCGTAATATTGGTCCAAAAAATTTGCATTAACTAGTGCAGTTGATATATCCATCCAAACTCCTCCATTATTTTTAAGTAATTCTAATCTTAGAAAATCAGAAAATCGAAATGTTTCCAAATCACTATACTTTTCTAAGAATTCTTTACTAACATAATAATCTATATTATCATTTGTAATAAAGTGTACTTTCCATTCATTTGATAATTTTTTTTTCCAATTATTTATAAAAGCATTCATTAATTTATCATCCGAATCGTGCCAAAAACAATAAATAACCTTTGGTAAAACATATTCTTCATTCGAAAAATGTTCTATATTATAATTAAAAATTAAAAAAAATAATACTAAAATTAAAATAATTTTAATCATTATTATAATTTAGAATTTAATCAAAATCAATGTCGTCATTAATATTTGAACCATCAATATGTTTTTTAGCATAACAATTATCCATATCATGACCAAAGCGCCCACATCTTTCGCATATTCCATTGTCCTTTAAATCTTTGGAAATACTTGTAAAAACCTTTCCTAATAACTTTTTCCAATAGTCTTTTTCTGTATTCAATTTACAATCATTTAACCAATGATTGGATTCCTTACAAATGCAACTTGAATCATTTGATTTTATTATTTTTTTAATCAAATTTTTATTAATATAATCTTCTTGTATAAAAAAAATGTTTTCTTTACCGTATTTTAAAATATATTTACCAATAATTATATTAGTATTAATTTTTTTAGTTTGTTCAAAAATACAAAGTATACCTATTGGTTTATATTCTTTAGTTAAATCACAGAAGGTTCCATCTAAATGTTCATTATATTCTATTTGAATATTATATGTCTTTCCAATAAAGTATTTATTCTTTTGACATTCTAAAACATAAATATATTCCATTTAAATTATTTATATATTAAATTAAAATTAAACTCTAAATTAAAATTATTTTGATTCTTCGGCGTTATACTTGGGATGGTGAAAATAAACACATGCTGTGTTTGTACATTTCATACCATCTTTACACTTGAACATTTGAAGATTTTCATCTGGAGTTTGTTTTAGTAACAGTTCTCTTTGTTCAGGTGTAGTTCGAACCATTTGTTGACTTTGATAATTTTGTTGCTGTGGGTAAATTTGTTGCTGCGGGTAAATTTGTTGTTGCATAAATTGTTGCGGATACATTTGTTGTTGTTGAAAAATTTGTTGGTTATAAGGATTATAAAAAGTATTATAATAAGGATAAGTTTGATAATATTGATTATTCATCTTTATTATTAATTTTAATAAGTATTTAGTGTTTTTATCAATTTTTTTAGCTTACTTATGTATTTGTGTTATTAACTTTGGAGCCAATAGCCTTTTTTCTAATTTATTTAAAAAAGCTAATTCAGCTACTTTCTTTAAATCCTTTAATTTAATATTATTTTTTTCATAATATTCCAAAGTATAATAAATAATTTGAATAGCTCTTTTGTCTTCTTTCTTTTTGATTTTTAATTTTTTAGTAATGTCAAAAAAAGTAAAAGAAATTTTAATCGGGCCTCCTAGAATATTTAATGGAATTTTAGGATTCCATTTTTTTACTTTCTCAATCTTTAATAACATTATTTGATATTTATCTTGATTCTTAAGAGTTTTATTTACCTCTTTAGATAATTCCGTTTTTTTATCTCCTTTATTTATTAAAGATACTTTGTTAGTAAGAGTATTAATTTTATAAAAAAAATATTTATTCATTTATATTTACATATATATTAAATTAAAGATTAATTTCATTACTAGATTAATGAGAATAATCTTCTATTCAAATTTAGTTGAATTCTGTGTCAAGCTAATCGAATATATTAAAACAAATAAATTAGAACAATATTTTAAGATTGTTAATATAGATGATTTAAACGATAAACAAACAAAAGAATTAGGATTGTCAGTTGTACCTACATTAATTGATTCTGAATTTGATATTCATTTTGAAGGTGTAAAAGCTTGGGAATATGTAAAAAATCAAAAGTATTTTAATCATCCAACTAATAATATTGAATTTACAAAAGAAGGAGTTCCAAAACCAGTTATAGAAGAAGATAATAAAGCAAATATTGCTAAAAGTGGAAGTGGATTTATTTATGTAGATGAAGATGTTGCTAAAAAATTTGTAGAGAGAGATGATAAAAATAATTTTGATAGAGTATTTAATGGGCAAAAATTTCAGCAACAACAACAGCAACCACAATCTCAACAAAGAGCACCAGTTCAAAATAATTCAGCAGCAGATAAAAGGTTAGAGGCTTTAAGGAGACTTAGAAGGTGAGGGAGTTAAATGAGGGTAATTTAATGTTTTCACTATGATAAGACTTTTTACTTTTATTTATACACTTAATTAGAGTTTTCTTCGAAAACATCTAACAAGTGTGAAAAATTGATAAAACATTTAAAAAATAATACTCACTAATATTAATGGTAAAAGTTACAAATATTATTTATGATAATAAAGAAAAGGGAATGTCACATTTGGAATTTGACATTGAAGGTGTTGAAATAAACTATGTGATTATCAGCACAATTAGAAGAACTATTCTTACAGATATTCCAATTTACGCTTGGACAGATTTTACTTTTAAAAATAATTCAAGTGTTTTTCATAATAATTTTCTAAAAAATCAGATTAAAAATATTCCAGTTTGGGGGATTGAAAATGACCTAGAAGTATATGAAGCAGAGCAACATAAAGTAATAGAAGAAGATTTAAATGAGGATTTGGAAGATAATGTTGATTTGTCAGTTGATAAAAACGTAGATTCTACTTCATTAAATCAAATCACAATGTATGTTGACCACGAAAACAGAACTAATGATATTGAATCAATTACAACTGAAATGGCAAAGTTTTATTTCTCACAAAAACAAATTGAAAATCCTTATCCTATTCCAATTCAATTAGTAAAATTACAGCCTACTCAAAAGATTAATTTTACTGCAATTTCATCAGTAGGAACTGAAAAAACATCTGGAATTTATTCAGCTGTATCAATTTGTGTTTATGAACAAAAAGCAGATGATAAATTTAGATTTAATATTGAATCAAGAGGTCAAATAACTGAAAAAAGAATATTTCATCTTTGTTTTTTAAACTTGAATAAAAAACTAAAAACAATATTAGAACAAATTGAGGATAATCCACATGAAGAAGGTGAAATTGAAATTAATCAAGAAGACCATACAATTGGTAATCTCTTAAGTTCTGGTTTACAAAATCATAAAAATGTTCAATTCGCTGGATATCATATGCCACACCCTCTAGAGAAAAGAGTAATTATAAGTTATAAGTTAAAGTCTGGAAAGTTTAAAGAAATTTTAAAAGAGGTAATTGAAAACTTTATCGATACTTTTGAAAAAATAGATAAAGAAATTGAGATGAGTAAATTCTAGTTTAATTGCTTAGTTGATTCTCCTTCTGGATACATCTACTTACAAAAAATATTTCCTTCCATAAATGTTCAACATAAATATCAGGAATTATTTTTTTTTCTTTTAGTTTATTTATTAACATTTCTTCTCTTTCTTGGTCATAAATTGGTAAACCATTTTCTTTCTTATATTGGCCAATTTTTGTTATTTTACTAAATCTTTCATTTAATAAATTTAATATATGTGAATCAATTGCTTCAATTTCTCTTCTTACAAAATTAATACTACTAGGTTCCATTAAAATAATATAGTTTTATATATTATTTTAAACGAATTATTGAGATGTTTCTGTCTCATCAACTTCATCAGTGTCTTCGATTAAATCTTCTTCATCTAACACTAATTGATTTGATAATGTTGTATCCACAGTTTGATATCTTTTAGGAACTTCAATGAAAGCAATATAATTACCTCTATCCATTTTATTTTCTTTATCAAGTAACTTTGGTAATACATTAACAAACATTTTTTTATCACCTTTTAAAGGAATTAAAAAGTGTGGAATAGCACCTTGATATCCTGAAATAAAAGCCTTGTAATGATATCCAATATCTCCAAATATTTCAATATCAAAACCAGAGATTGCTTCGTCAACTAAAATATTTGGAATATTTATTGCTAAAAAATTATAATTAATTAATATATTTTTATTCTTTCTATTTAAACTTTTATCTAAATATTCTTGGTCTTCATTAATTTTTCTTTGTGTAAAAAAATATTCTAAAGTGCCGAATTTCTTATTTTGATTTGTAATTTTATGAAATGCTTCGTCAATTTCTGCCATTACTTATTATAATAATTTTTCCTTAAATAGTAATAAAATAATTAGTCTAAACTAACAGGTATCCATTTTTTGAATTTAGTATGATATACACAATTAAATCTAACAAAAGCATCATCTTTAATACTTTCATCGCACATATGAGAAATTTTAATATTAGGAATGTGAGCAATATCTATTCTTTCTCCATTCTCCTTTTCACTTATGTTATATACATCTGGAATAATAGTTTTTGATAACCAAAATTTTCTTGTCTTATTTCCTTTTTCGTAAGAATAAGTTCTTGACTTTAGATAATCAACAAAATTATATATCAAATCATAACTTTTTGATTCTACCATTTGACCTTGTGAAGTTTCAATATTTACTTTATCTATCTTCTTTTCAATATGAATAATAAATATTCCTGATAATTTAGGATAGAAAACTAGACCATTACAAGATATAGAACAGTTTGGTATAATATTTCTAATTAAATCTTCCAATTCATTATAACTCCATAATTTATTTATCTTGAAAGAAAAGTTAGTACAAACATTATTCTCCATAAAATGTAGTTTTAGAATGTTATCCAAATGTACCATCTTCTCTTTCATCTCTAGGTCTAAAATTTTTTTACCCATTAAATAAAAACAATCCTGAATTAGAAAGATAAATTTTCCAGATGATTCTATTAGTTTTCCATCAAAGATAGTTCCATTGAAAACATTATCTGTAGTTTTAACATTTACTTTAACCATAAAAACTGTTTTTAAATCTAGTTGTTCTTGATGATAAGATAACTTTCTCCTATCTATCGCTATACAATATTTTTTGCCATCAATAGTCATAAAAATTAGAAAATAGTTGAAACCCTTAAAACTCGGCGACACGTAATGTTCCGTTTCTTTAAGGAATTCTAATTTGTTAACAGTGTTAAGCATAATGAATCGATGCTTACTCAAATTTAAAGAATTATATAAATATTCTAATACCTTCTTTTTTATTGAAAAATCAGTTATTAGCAAACCCTCGTCCGTACCAAATGGAATTTTTTTTATAATCATTAATTAATATAGGTAATACTTCTTTAAAAGGGATAATTAATCAATTTTTTAAGAGCACTATGAAACTTATAAAATATTATTCTAAAATATTATAAAAATAAACTAAAATTTTGCACACCCAGTTTCTAACAAAGGATCATTTCCATAAACAGTTCCATATAAATTAGGTATTTGTCCACCGTTTTCAGGTTTTTCATTTTCATAATTAATATAATCAGGATTAAATGCTTCTAAATTAAAAGCTCCATCGGAAACTAAAGTTGTACTAGTACCTTTCATTGGAGGGATTAATGTTTTAAAATCAGTGATAGAGTCATCAAATACATCTCTAATTCTTTTAGGTAATTCATTCTCTTCTTCTTTATCTACAATTCTTTCAGTGTGAATTTTCTTTTCATATAATTTACTATCAAAAAGAAGGGATTGATCAGAAAATTCTTTTTTATAAAATTCTTTATTTTTTTCTCCTTTAGGAGGCTCATATTTAGGAATAGTGGTTGCTCCTACTTTTAAATCTTTATAGAATTTATCAGAAATAGATATCTTTTTCTTTTTATTTTTTATTGTTTCATATTGATCTTTTTCATAATCAAAAACAATAGCTGGGTCACTTTTTGGAATATTACCAATTACTATTTTTTTACTTGTAACTTCTGACCTTACTTTATTTTGTGAAACTAGTGGTTTCTTATTTTCTAAATTATTACAGATTATTACTAATGTAATTATTACTATTAAAAATAAAACTAAATTAAATATTGATTTCATTAAATTAATATATAAAATATTTTTTGAATTAACTCTTGAAAAATAATTTACAGCAATTAAATATATTTTTGTAGTGTACTTTTACTTCTGGTTCAGTCTTTTTATGTGTTAATATTTTCAATGAAGAATCAAATAATGTATTAAACATATTTTTATCTTGAATAGTATTTTTCTTAATATCAAATAATAATTTATCAAAGATAACTTTGTAAAATTTAGGTAATTCGTTTTCCGATAATTTTAAATTATTATTATTACAAGCATTTACAATTATTAATAAAATATGAGGAACATTCTCTAATTTTATTTCTATTATATTATCTAAAACTTCTTCTAATATTTTACTAATTATATCTTGGCTCTGCTGTAAAGAGTCTAGAGAAGACTCTTTTGGTTCACCAGAAGAAAATACTTTTACAGATTCTATAAATTCGAAATCTGGTACATTAATTATTACTTCTTCTAAAGAAGCCTTATAGTTTGTAACGCTTTGTCTTCTTGGTTCTAAAAAGCTTGGTTGTAAACCAGGTAAGTCAAAATTATTTTCTTCTGAATCTACAAATACTTCTGGATAGACTAAATATTTTTTATATGTGTTTTTTTGTGATATATGTCTTTCTTGAATAACTGGTTCAATAACTGGTTCAATAACTGGTTCAATTACTGGTTCAATAACTGGTTCAATAACTGGTTCAATTACTGGTTCAATAACTGGTTCAATTACTGGTTCAATTACTGGTTCAATTACTGGTTCAATTACTGGTTCAATTACTGGTTCAATTACTGGTTCAATTACTGGTTCAATTACTGGTTCAATTACTGGTTCAATTACTGGTTCATCAACTACTTCAATAGTTTTTGTCTTGTTTACCTTACTTTTATAAGTCCTCTTTAAGGGAACAGGTTTTATAGGCATTTCAGGTATAAGGACTTCTTCTAGTTTAATTATTTTTTGCCTTTTTTTATAAGTCTTTTTATCTTCATTTTCATTCAACATTATTATTAGTATTAATACTCTTTTAAATGTTTTAAATATGAAAAAAATTGAAAAAAAAACAGTTATACGGTGGCAAAAGAAAAAAACCTATTGGTGCGCCATTGGAAGGCGACAATACTCAATCATAGGTTTGTACTCCCAAAACCTATTGGAACTGCTCTTTAAGAGAGGATTGAGCTTCTACTAGTACTTCATCAACAGAGTAAACTGTATAAAATCCGGGCAAGTGAGTGTGGAATTGATCTTGACGCGGGGGCTGCGAGTGGTTGGGGCAGCCTTACAAAAGCGGTATGGAGGTTGATTATACTGTACGTTGGACTTGGTGTTCGAACGGCGTACTTTTATCAGCTTTGTAGAAACTGGAATTACCTTCATTGTTAGGGCGAGAAAGGGTGCGACGTAACTGCACACCTCCTCGTAATGTAGAAACAGTAGCGTTACTGCTACAGTGTACTTGCTCTTTTGAGTATTGTATTTGCGGAATCGGTCACCGCAAGAATTTGGTGCATTAGGCATCTTATTTACTCCCGATTGGCTCGGGTTATTTACTTAAACTTACTTTGTTGGGAACTTCTTTTGGTCTAAAAGTTAGTTCAGCATTGGCATTGAAAACAAGATTACTAGGCGTGGCTGAGGTGTACAACGGGGTAGCTCCTGTCGGTTACCGAAACACGACCGTTTCTTCTTGGATTTGCTGGATTCGTGGAAAATCTCTAATGGCTTCTAAAGTCAATTTCACCGCTCGGGAACAAGAGCGTAGGCGCGAGCCAATCCATTGTGTTGCTTATAGCCCCGAAAGGGCTTAAACCGAAAACAGCCTGATCAGCTGGACCTGAAAGCTATGGTCTGAGGGAGTGATGCTCTTATATGTATTGCACAGCCGAATAGGCTAGGGTTTGTAACTTCCCGAATTGAAAATTTACAAGGTAGCGAGAGTCCTTTGAACTCTCGCGGTGTTGAAACACACTCTAATATCTATTCTACTACATCAAGTCACATTAGTGACGAACCTGTTGCAGCATCTGTTGCAGCACCTGTTGCAGCACATGTTGCAGCGCCTGTTGCAGTACCTGTTGCAGCTCCTGTTGCAGCACCTGTTGCAGCTAACAATTACCGCAGAGTCCCTTGCAGGAATTTTAATATCCGGACTCAGGATGGCTGTCGCTTCGGCAACCGCTGTACTTTTCTTCATGGCCTACGCCCTGTTGTTGTACACCAGCCTGAGCCTGTTTTGAATCTTGCTAATTTCCCTGCACTTCCTGTGGCTCCTCGTGTGGCTGCACCTGTGGCTCCTCGTGTGGCTGCACCTGTGGCTGCACCTGTGGCTCCTCGTGTGGCTGCACCTGTGGCTCCTCGTGTTGCCGCACCTGTGGCTCCCAGGTTTCCTTCCATTGAACTCCAGTTCCCTATTACTACAAGGGTGAGAACCATTGTCACCGACGACGCTGGTTTTCAAAGGGAGGAGTGGAGGATGCAACCTTCTGTGAGGAGCCTTGTGCTCTGCAGGAGAAACCTTGATTTCCCTATCTTGTGTGCTCAGGGACAACATGAGCAGGCCCGAAACCTGCCTCATCACCATCCTCGTGACTGCAGACTTCTTCATTGGAATAGAGCTGACGGTAACCTCTGTGGTGCCTGTCTTGTAGGGTCACCTTGTGCACCTACGTGCACTTTGATTCACCCTCTGAACTATCCAAAGATTGAATTTGCACCACAACATGGTGGTGGAGGC